CTGATGTCTTGCCGTAACCTTTAACGATTCGTTTCGCTTTGAATTTAAGGTTGTATGATTCCGATGTCTCTTTCCATACATCGACCGACTTGTATGGAAACGATTGACCGTTTCTTTCTTTAACAAATCTTTCTACAGGTAATGCAATAGCAGAGTCCCATTCATCGGACCCGAGGTCAAGTAGAAATCCATCCACATGGTCTGTAATATATTTATGGATGCATTTCTTAGGTACGTTAATCTTTCCACGCAACAAATCTTTTATCACATACACACGTCTCTTTGGATGTAGATAGTGTAGGTTTGCACCAATGAAGTGGTCTTTGTTTGCTGCAATGGTATACACTAGTGGAAACTGGTCATAGTATGGAAGGTATTTCATCTTTGCTTTATACTCAAAGAGAAATAGTCTGCCCTGTCTGGCATACCTTCTCAACTCATTCACATCCTGTAACTCTTCGTCTTGTGAGCGGTCTGACCTCTCTTCTCTGATGAATTTTTGTGGTTGTTTCTTGTATGTGAGGGCAATCTTCTTTACTTCTCTGCGATACCACGTCCATGTTTTCTCCTCACCTTCCGTGAGTTGTTGAATCTTTTCAAAGATTGTCTCGTAGTTTTTTACATTGCTCTGTGCATCTTGTTTGAATCCTGTAGCCATGGCTAGACTCCTAGGTGATCTTCTGTTAGAATCATAAAGTCCATCTGTCTATCCTCTGCCCAGTCTTTCGCTGCTTCCCACTTTGCTCTATTCTTTATGTAAGTCATCGCATTGTTGCGATATGTTTTAGTCTTCTTCTTAGACTCTGGTGGTGGGACTGTCTGTTTCTTTGGTTTGATTTCAATTAAATACTTCTTAATTTCTCCAGACTTGGTGCGGATTTTGATGTTAAAGTCAACAAAGTATCTGTGTACTCTCCCATCAATGGGTGAGCGATAAGGAATAACAACTTCTTCACTACCCCATTGCAAAATATTCGGGTTGTTGTCACAAAATACCATGAATTTTCTTTCCCACAATGACCTATAGATAATATTTCTAAAGTCACCCCTATATTTCTTAGGGTTTTCTGGTTTGAATACACCCGAATATGCCATAAATAATATATAGTATCCCTCATAGATATTTAGATGGCCACCAAGTATACTCACACGGGTGATTATAATATTGAAGGATTTTTGGGCAGCATCAAAAAGTCTGGTGGCATGTCCATGTCAAACCTCTACGAAGCGAGGTTTGAATTCAATAATAAACATGATTTATTGAAGCAGGACTTAAAGGACATTGGATTTGGTGACTTATCCACTGCAAGTGATACCGCTTATGCTGCACTTACTTTGATGTGTGAGGAAGCATCTCTTCCTGGCATGATGGCAAACACAGGTCAAACGACAGGTGTTTATATGGGTGAGGGTCAAGTAAACTATGCCCACACCAAGTCATTTACTGACATTACATTGGGGTGGACATGTGATGCTAACCTATTGCCATTGAAGTTTGTTAATACATGGATGAAATTTATTTTTGATGCTGATAGCACCACACTCAGCACTGCTAAAGCAAATCGTGTCAGATTTCCTGAAGAGTATCAGTGTGAGTTGAAGATTGTGAAAGCAGAGAGGGGTCCTAGCAATACTTTGGAGAGAGTTGGTGGGATATATACATTGCATGATATCTATCCTTACTCGATTCAAAGCACCCCAGTTTCTTATGGGTCATCTACATTATTAAAAGTGTCCGCATCTTTCTACTATAGAAGATGGTCCTTTGAGAGTATTAATATTAAAACGATTTGATGAATTATGTCATTACCAAGACCACCAGTCCCTACTTATGAATTAGAATTACCATCAACAGGTAAAAAGATTAAGTATAGACCATTCCTTGTTAAAGAAGAGAAACTTCTACTCATTGCAACTGAGACTGGAGACGACAAATCAGTTAGAGATGCCATCGTCGAAATTCTAAAAGCATGTATTCAAACTAGAGGCGTGAAGGTTGAGCAACTTCCAATGTTTGACCTGGAATATATTTTCCTTCGCATCCGCGCTAAGTCTGTAGGTGAATTAGTTGATATGATGTTTACTGCTAAGGATGATGGTGAAACATCTATCCCATATCAGTTGAATTTAGAATCAGTTCAGTGTAACAAACCTGAAGGTCATGACCCCAAGGTAATGCTTACCGAGACTGCTGGTTTGATGATGAAGTATCCCGCCATGGACCAGTTTATTACTTCACAAATTCTGCAGAAAGATCAGACAACTGATGAAATTTTTGATGAGGTTATCAACTGTGTTGACCAAATCTTTGATGGTGATGAGGTATGGGAAGCAAAGACCACATCTAAAAAAGATATCAAGGAGTATCTTGAGGGTCTAACCAGCAAACAGTTTGAAGCAATCCAAGATTTCTTCGCAACTATGCCAAAGGTATCCCATTCATTCACTCTAACCAACCCTAATACAGGAGTTGAATCTGAGTATACCATTGAGGGTCTTACAAATTTTTTCGGATAGCACTCTTCCATGAAAACCTAGGAAATTTCTATCAGACTAACTTCAACCTGATGTATTTCCATAAGTTTTCACTCACTGAGTTGGACAACATGTTACCATGGGAGAGAGAAGTCTACGTTTCGTTATTAATTCAGCATCTTGAAGAAGAGAAACGCCAGCAAGCAACAGCGAAATGAGATTTAACACACCAGCACCAGAAGATATCGTAAGATGGTATAGGAAAGGTGTGCCTGGCGGTGGGCAGAAGGACCATATCTTTGATAGAGTAAAAGCAAAACTAACTGGTGGCACTGCACAGGATGGCACCAGTTACTTTAAGATGCATGATAGGGCACTGACTCAGGCAGATGCTGACTATCTCATCAGCAACATGAAGAAGGACGAGGATGGTTATCCCATGCTCGAAACTGGTAGCACCTCTGGCGAAGCTGAGAGAAGATACCAGGAGTGGTTGATTGAAAGATATTTAGAGGTCCCGTTTCGCGAGCAGACTAACGAGAAGATTAGACAGGCAGAAGTCAGGACTAAGTTTAAAGAAATTACAAAGATTGACGAGGAAACTAAAGAGGTTGAGCCTGTAGTAGAAGAGCCTGCTCAATTAGTTGCTGTCGTCGAAGATAAAATTGATGCATTGGAAGCAATCCGTGAGGATATTGCGCCACCTCGTAGTGAGTATCAACCACCTGAAGACCCATGGGGTGAGGGCACAATCCCACCTAAGGTGGAGGCAGCGGTCAAGAAGACTAAGAAGAAAGCAAAGAAAAGAAAGAGTAAGAAGTCTGCACCAGAAGCATCGCAACCACCTAAGAAGAAACCATTCGTCAGTAAGGTAGGTGGGTCTGTTGGGAAGACCAAGGGTAAACTCAATGGCGTCTTCAGTTTCATGGAGAAGGCTACGCCTAGCGGAGAGAATCAGGGTCCATCTGTCCTTGCCATTGGTGCATTCTTTGGCAGAAAGATACAGTCTGCATTTGATGAAGCAGCAGAGGAAAGAGCAAGAGCAGTAGAAGCAGAAGAGAATGGTGCAGAAATCCCTCCCGAGATGAAGGAGAAGGGATACTTCCTTAAGAAATCATTAGGTTATCAGTTTGGTGGTGAGGCAGTCAACAAAACTCTTGGTGTATTTGCAGAAGACTTACCAGCAGAGCAGTCGAAAAAGAAAGCAGGGTTTAGTGACACATTTGATTACGGTGATGCAGACCCACGCAAACAGAAGAGACAAGATAGTGTCAAGGATTTAGCAACAGGATTCCGAAAGGTTGATAGGTCACTGAGACAAATCAATAGTAGTCTCAACAAAAATGCTGGCATTCTTACACAGTTAGTTGCTGAAAGCAAGAGGACTGCTGATGCTGCAGAAGCAATCGCGCAGCAGTTAGCAAAAGGAATTGACTTTGAGATTGAAACTGCTGATGCAGCACAGGAAGCACAGCAAGCATCGGAAGGACTTGATTCTCCTATTAATCTTCTACTCGGTGGTAAAAAGAGTGACCGTGGCATTCTCGATATCTTATTTGCTTTAGATGATGTCCGTGATATTGCCAGAGGATTTAGAGGTAATCAATCCAAAGGATTCCGTGGCAGGACTAACATTACTGGTGATATTAATGGCAGAAATAGGATGAGAAATCTTAATCCATTCAATCGTCGTGGTAATAGTCCAAGAATAACTGGTAATACTCCTAGGTTTAGATTCCCAAGAAGATTTAAGTTTGCTGAAGGTGCTGCCATCGCTGGTGCTGTCCCTGCAATGGTTGGTGAAGCAGGACCAGAATATGTTGATAGAGCAGGTGTAAGAGAGACTCTGCCAAAAGGATTTACACCAGACAATGACATGGTAAAACCATTTGTCAAGGTGATGGAGACACCTATGATGGTCGTAGGTGCTCAGATATCTGATGCTATCAGTGCAGTAGTCCGAGCAGCAGGACCATTCAGTGGTGTGCTTGCGTCTATGTTTAGTCCTATGACAAGTGGACTAGCACAGTTGTTTGGTATTCCACAGTCAGCATTTGCTGCTGACCTCAAGTCAGCATCGATGACTGAAGAGAAAGGTGCTAAGAAACTTGGTGGTTTCCTTGCTCCACTCTTTAAGATGTTTGGACTGGAAGGTGACAGTGTAGATACAACATCAGGTGATGGTGGTGGATTCCAAGGTGACATTGAGTGGACTGAAGACCCTGCATTTGCTACAGCAGTTAATCAAGTAGCAAGAAATTTAGATGTCAGTGCATCAGATTTGATGGGACTGATGGCATCCGAGTCTGGTCTTAATCCAAAAGCAAACAACGGCACACACGTTGGACTCATTCAATTCAGTGCATCATCTGCAAGAGCAGCAGGCACATCACAGTCTGAGTTACTACAGATGTCTCGCGCTGAGCAGATGCCATATGTCCAGAAGTATCTAGAGAATGCTGGACTACCACGCGGAGCATCTGCGGGACAGTTATACACTGCTGTCTTCCTACCAGCATTTGTGGGTAAACCAAATGACTTTGTTGTTGCAGCAAAAGATGGTAGTTTACCATCAGGATATGAAAGAGTATCACCATCATGGTATAGACCTAATGCTGGATTGGATGCTGATAATGATGGAAGAATTACTATTCAAGAGTTGGGCGAAAGAATTCAGAAGAAGAAGTCTGAGTTTAATATTCCAGCAGAGAAAGGTATTGCCAAGACTGCATCGTTTATGAATAAGGTTGATGGTATCTGGAGGATGGAGGGACCAACTTCAGGGTACCGTGTGCCTACTGAGTTGACAGGTGATAAGAAAGTTGTTGGTCATGGTCTGGAATGGTTGATGAAGTTTCCAAACAAATTTGTTATTCTCCCTGGTGTTAACAAAGCATACAATGTATATGCTAATCCAGAGAAAGCATTTGATAGATATAAAACTATCGCCAGCGGCGCTAGCGTAGACCAAGAAGGTTTGACTGACACTATGAGTCAGATAATCTTTGGTATGCCTGTCAGTGAGACAAAACCCGAGCGTGTAGTTAATAGGAGAGGTAGAGAGATTAAGAGACAGTTACCTGATGCAAAGGTAACACCTATTCCTGTACCCAAAGACACTGCCACTGGTAGCAGAGGTGGTGGTCAGACAGTAGCGGTTATTCAACCAACAATTCAATATGTCCCTGTCCCTGGACCTACTAGGACAGTAGTTGAAACAGTGCCAGCAAATGTTTTTGCTGCTGCTAGAAAGAATGCAGAGATGCAATACCTACAAAGTCTATCCTAAATATCAAGGGGGTAAGTAAATACTATGGCAGCTGGCACAGTAACACCAACAGAAGCAGGGCAAGGACCAGGCGTATTAAATATCGCAGCTAATATTGGTGCGAAGATTCGTGATGCCGCGCAGGAAGCAAAGGAAGAAAGAGAGAAGGCACAAGAGAAAGGAATGGAGCCCAAGAAAGGGTCTCTATTTAAATCTGCACTAGGTAATAAATTTAACCCAGTCAAGTCTAAGAAAGCAAAGGCAGGTTGGGCAAAACAATTTGATTGGAATAAAAAATCACCAGACACAGCACAGCAAGTAAAGACACCATCAGAAACTGGTGGTGCTGAGGGTAAAGCAAAACTAAAAGAGTTTATCGCTGGTGGTTTCACTGCTATCATCAAAGACACGACAGCAATGCGTGCTAAGATGGATGGCATTCAGTCATTGTCTAGTGCTAACCTTGAGCAGGCAACTAGGACTACTGGGTCTCTCACAATGATTAAAGAGTCTGTGGATGCACAGACTGAGATTAGAAGGAAAGCATTAGAGCAAGCAAAGTTTGCTAAGTCAGAGAGAAGATTAGAGAGGACAAAAGATGTTGCTGGTCTCACTGGCACCAAAGGTCCTGGTGGTAGTAAAGAAGAGCAACCTGGACAACAACCACCAGACAAAGGTGGTGGTTGGATGGATTGGTTGACTAATGCTTTAGGCATTGGGGACTTGTTATCTAACTTCATGCCAAAGCAGACACCGAAGTGGTTGCAGAGGTTAAATCCATTCAAGAAAAACCCTACCACAAGAGGTGGCACACCTATTACAAGTAGTGCAACCAGACCCACTGGTGGTGGTGCTAGAGTAACAGGTGGCACCAAACCACCCAATTTTTTAAGTCGTTTAAACCCAAAGAATTTTAATTTTGGTAGAATTAAGAATATTAAACCTGGCAATTTAAAAGGCGGAGCACTTTCACTTGCCATGCTTGGTCTCGACCTTTTCATGCCAGAGATTCAAGATGCTGTTGGTGCTGGCGCTGCGAAAATGGGATTTGGTATTCGCACATGGTCTGATGAGAAATTAGAGTATGAATATCTAACACATGAGCACACCGCTGCTAGACTTAAGGATAGTTTATTAGGTGACAACTATAGTGGCGGTGCTGCTGACAATAGACCTGCACTGCAGCGTGAGTTTGAGAGGAGAGGATTAGCATTACCAAAATATAATGGGTCAACACCAATTCCACCCGAAGATAGAGCAGCAACAGAAAAAGATTTAGAGCAGTTTGGTGGTGTTCCTGAGGGTTATAAGTTAGATACCAATGGCAAATTGGTAAAACTTAATCGTGGTGGTGTTGTCAGTGGTCTTGTGAATGACCCAACTAAAACTACATTGAATCCTGGTGATAAGGTTATCCCACTCAACAGAAGTGCTGGTAGAGACATGCTGTCAGAGGGTAGTGGTGACCTACCTATGCAAGCACAAGCAGCAATGATTCTCGGTATCTCTGCTGGTATGCTAGGTCAATCAATGACTGGTAGCACAGGTGATACTGTCAAGCAGAAGATTCGTGCAGCGTCGAAAGGATTTGGTATCTCCAACCTAAACTTCACGTCTGCTGTTGGGTCTGGAAGACTAGGTAAGGTAGACATGAATCAGTCTGCTGAAAACTTCATGGAGAATATGCTCAAGCATTTCAAGATGGCAGGCGGTGCCGTTGCTGGTGGAGACAAACCAGATACCAGTGGCGGCGGCGGTAACCCAGCAGCACCTGCAGCAGCTGCTGGTCTCAAGGCAGAGTTAGAAGCAGACCTAGGTAAGGATGCTTCCCAGATGAAGAATGAAATCATGCAGAGTGGTGCTGGTGGTTTAGTCAACCCTGAAGAGCAACCATGGTGTGCTGCATATGTAAACTCCCAACTCAAGAGACAAGGTATCATGGGGTCTGGGTCTGCTCTGGCAGATAGTTATGAGAATTGGGGAGCACCAGTAGACAAGGCACACATTAAGTATGGTGATGTTATTGTGGGTGACTATGGTGGTGGGTCTAGGACTCACGTCATGTTTGCTGCTGGGTCACCTAAAGATGGTGCAGTTGATATCATTGGTGGTAACCAGAGTGGCAAGGTTAGTAGAGGTAGAATTCAATTAACTAAGATTGACTATGTAAGAAGAGCGAGTGAGTCTGTAGTTGTGCAGCAACCAGAGCAACCAGCTCCTGTTGCTAAACCAGAGCTTCCACCAGCAACTTCAGTTGAAAGAGAAGCAGAGAGTGGTGGGTCTTGGTGGAATCCATTCTCTTGGGGTAAAGTTGTAGATAAACATAGAAATACTAAGTCAACTGACTACGCCAATCCAAATAGTTTTCTTGCAAGACAGGCGCAGCAGCGAGAGGCACTTAAAAAGATGGGTTTCCAAGGTGGTGGACGTGGTGCTGCTAGAAGAGACTTATATGTCAAACCATATGACCCCAATAGAAAATATAAACTTGGTGATTATGTAAAGCAGGATGGTAAACTCCTTAAGTTTGATGGGTTTGGTTTCGCAAGTGCAGATGCTAATGCTATTACCTCACAAAACCTAACACCTAATGCACCACCACCTAGACCAGCACCACCAAAGGTTGAGCCACAACAGACCATCCCACCACGTCCACCAGCGGCAGAGACAGCAGCAGCAGTAGTGATGCCACCAACACAAAACATTAATAAGAAGACAGCAGATGCTGCAGGGTCTTTCGGCTCAGAAATTCCCTCGGCAAAGGTTGCTGCTGGTAACTTTGCTGACTTCTTATATTACGACCTCGTATAACAATGGCAGTAGAAAACGCAAGACAATTTGAAGTAGAGTCTATTCTACTAGTCCCTATCGACGGTGATACTTTAGACATCACACAGTTGGTGATAGAATTTAGTATCTACGAGAGCATCAACAACCCATATGTTTTGGGTGAGATTGTCATCGAAGATACTACTGTCAACCTGCTAGCAAACTTACCTATCCAAGGTAGAGAAAGAATTATTATCAAGGCAAAGACACCTACATTTAATGACACCACCTATGAGTATGACTTGTCTGTGTCTGCTATCGATACAAGAATTATTTCGGGTAGACAGCAGGTATATAAACTAAACCTCATGAGTTATGAGGGCATGGTCAATGAGGGTGTGAGGATTGCTGGCATCCTGAAAGGGTCTAATGACAAGGTAGTCAAGGAAGTCTTGGAGAATGTTATCGAGACTGAGAAAGAAATTGTAGTAGAGCCTGCAAAGTTTGAGCAGAAATGGTTGCCTAGTTTGAAGAGACCATTTGATTTCATCTATCAACTAGCACCCATCACTATCTCTGGCAATGCTAAAGAGCCTACCAGTGGCACGTCACAGGAGAGAGCAACTGGTGACGGTGAGGGTGTATCATCACTGAAGACAGAAAACTTACCTAAGATGTCAGGCAGTGCAGGTTACTGTTTCTTTGAGACACATGATGGATATGTATTCAAGTCACTAGACCAGTTAGCATCTGATGGCAGTGATAGTTTTGGTGGTGAAGCAGTCAAGTATACATACAACTATGGGTATGTAAATACTGAGGGTAAAGCAGGCACCGAGCACCTAAACATCCTCGACTACACATTCTCAAACGAATTGAATATGCTCAAGCAGTTGAGAGAGGGAATCTATTCTACTGTCTGTGTATTCTTTGACGTAAACAAATGCTACTACGAAGAGAATATCTACAAGATTAAGGACACCTGGGAGCAGATGTCACACATGGGTAGTCAGGACAAACTACCTAAGGAGCAACAAACATTGTCAGAGCATTCCACTAGAGTCATGGCACAAATGATTAACAGTGAAATGTTTCATGAGGACCCCGACACAAATGGAGCTGACAACGCAGCGTATAAGGACTATAATAGATACGCCATCGCTCAGTCTAATGCCAGGTATAAACTAGCTTCTAACCAGGAGCTAAATATTACAGTGCCACCTAACCTCACAGTGAGGGCAGGTGATAAACTGGAATTATTATTTCCAAACATGACTAGTGATGAAGATAGAAAAACGAATCCATATGATGAGGAGCATAGTGGTAATTATCTAATCAAAAATATTGGATACAACTTTATTATGAGAGGCGCACAACCTCGCACTGGCACCACAAACATTACTCTCATTCGTGATTCGTTTGGTCGTAAAAACACAGCTAGTAAGGTAAAGTAAA